CATTGACCTTGGGGCGACACCGCGAACGTCCGGCACGTTCACCTTTGGTGCGCCTGCGCCGGGTCGCATCATCGTGCAGCAAGCCGCTGGTCCGTATCGGGGCAAGGGCACGCTTGCAGATGAGGCTGAGATGGATTCTGTCATCGTGAGTACGGGCTTGGACAACTCACGCACTGTGCGGTGCTTCTGGCGTTCGAGTGGTGCTGTTGTCGGCTTCTTCCGATTCAACTGGATGGTGGTATAACACATGGCAATCATCGAAAACGGCGCGACTTCCACGCAGGCCAAGGTGGAGGTTGGTTCGTTCCGCACCACGCTTGTTCCTCGCGGCGATACCTACGCCGTCAGCGCGGTCACGGGCACGGTGGGTGCAGCACTTGTCGCTAACTCATCGGTGTTCGCCATGCGACTCGATCCGTCATCGGCTCGCCTCGCTTTCATTGAACGCATCCGCCTGCAATACACGACCATTGTGGCGTACACCACGCCGATCACGGCTGGCCGTCGTCTGGCACTGTTCCGTGGCTCCGGTGCGGCTGCTGGTGGTGGTACGGCCATTACTGCCGCTGTCAGCAAGTCAACCACGTCTCCACTGTCCGAGTTCAACACCGCACAGGGCGGCGACATGCGTGTTGCCACCACGGGCGCGTTGACTGTCACCGGCATCACGTTTGAGGCTGACCCCATCCGCACCATGAGCCTCGTGCATGTGGGCAATGCGGGCAACTACGCGGAGTCACTGTGGGAGTTCCACGCCTCTGAGTGTGCCCCTGTCGTTCTCCAGCCCGGTCAACTTCTCGCCATCCGCAACCCCGCAGCAATGGACGCGGCTGGTACGTGGCAACTCGTCGTCAACGTCGATTGGCATGAGGCTGTGGCCCTTGCCTGAAAGGAACACATGAACGCAACTCTGAAACCTCTGGTTGAATCCGCCGTCCGCTACGCCCTTGCCGTGTGCGTCGGCTACTTCGGCATCACCATCGCGCAGGAAGAAGCGAACACGTTTGTCGGTGTCGCGGCGGCTGTTGTCGTCGGCGTTGGCTCCGTGCTGTGGAGCAAGTACAGCGACAAGAAGGTTGTGGAACAGGCGGTGACCAAGTGAACAAACCAGCCATCATCTGTCTGCTCATGTGCCTGCCTCTGGGCGGGTGTGTCAGCGGCACTGTCAGTGCAAGCAACATCAAGCCCGCCGTGGACAAGGTTGTGGCCGAACACGCTGAGTACGTGGCGGCTGACATCAAACTGTCGGCGGAAGAAAAGACCATCAAGACCCGCACGGGCCAGTGGCTCAAGCAGGCGGTGGACGAAGCGGCTACGCCCGTGGGGGTGCAGTGATGACGTTGAAGCGTGGTGACAACGGTGAACAGGTCGTGACGTTTGGCCTCGCTGAAAAAGCGGCGTTCGGTGTCATCACGTCACTACTCACGGCAGGCATCTTGGCACTTATGGGAATGCAGTTCCGCATGACCGCCGACATTGCCGCCATCAAAGAACAGATCAAGGCTGTAGATCGGCGCGTTGAGCGCGTAGAGGACAAGCAATAAATGTCATACCGACTTCAAGTGCCAACGTCGTACAACACGGCGGGGCTTCGTGCTGCGCTGGCATCGACCGCGTGCGACGTGCGGTTGGGCATTGGCATCGACTCACGCACAGCACTGGATGCGTCCAACTGCCCCGTGTGGCATGGCATCATCCGCACATGGGATGTGCCGTGGTCGGGCATCCTGTGCCGCGCGGCAAGCCTCGGCTCTGCGTTCTGGGCATCGGGTGGTTTCTCCAACACCAACTTCGCTGCCGCCCGCGCGATTCTCCGGCCTGACCAAGCCAACAGTGCGGCGATTGCTGACATTGCACCGACGCAGATTCTGGACTATCCGTTCAGCGGCGATGCTCCGACATTGAGCGCGTCTCCGTACATGCAGCAGTTCCTGACGGGCTGGGGCAGCGCGGTGCGTGGCAACCCGTGGGCATCACAGCAGACCATCGCCCGCATCCCGTGGTATCGCCACGCTGGAGGTGTGACCACGGTTCGATTCCGGTCGTATCGCAAGACTGGAACTGACGCAAGCCCGACGTACAACAACGTCGCTACGCCGTCATCCGTGTCTATGGCGGGCGCGGACGGCTGGCAGTTCACTGACATGGACTGTGGTGCGGGAACCGACGACCCCGGTTGCGGCCTTATTGAAGGCGGCACGGCAGTTGTTGAGACTGGCACGCGGATGCTGGTTGGTCCCGTGTCGTACTACCGAGGCACGGCTGGTAATCGCACGACAGGCTTCTGTCTCGCGCCGTGGGGCGTGGGCGGCTATTGCACACTCGATACTGTTCGCCAGTGGGGTGGCGATGGAGCTAATGCCTACAGCACGACGGCCAATGCAGCGTGGTTCTTGGCAAACGCGATGTTTGCGCCCAATTACCAGATGCTGTGCGGTGCAGGCCAAAACTCAACGAACCCGCTGATTGGTACGGACCCTGCCGAACAGACGCAACTCAACGCTGGCGACCAGACCAACTACTACAACAACATCCGCGCGATCATCGACGCAATGAACGCTGCGTATGACGCTGCTGCACTTCCCCGCCCGACGTACATCCTCGTCAACGACTTCCGCACGGGCTACACCGCGACTCACCACGAGACTCGTGGCCGTGCCTTGTATCGCATCGCGCAGGAGATTGGCAGCATCTTCATTGACTTGTATCAACTCGCACTGAACTCGCCCGCCATCTGGACACCCGACAACATCCACCTGACCGGCCCGACAACGACCAACTACTCGTTCACGGTCGGCAGTGGCGCGGACTACATGGCCGCGACCATGTGGAACGAAATCATGAACCCCAACCAGACCTTCCGCGTTCGCGGTCGATTCCGCTAAGGAGCTTCCATGTCATCTGACCTGTACTCATCGGGCCTCGTCCGCTACCCGCAGACGGGCACGTTCACTGGTTCTGCCGCAAGCATCACCGGCCCCGTCGTGACCTCGACACCTGCAAACGCAACGCTCATCCAGATTGGCGGCGTGAAGCCCAAGATGTTCCGCTGCCGTGGCGTGCAGATCATGTTCGCCGCCAATGCCGACAATGCGACTGGCAACTTCGGCTTGTGGGCACGCCAAGCCATTATGTCGCCCGCCTCGAATGAGATTGCCAACGGCCCCGTCATCAGTCTGGGCACTGGCACGTTCACGGCTGGCAACATCGTGTCGCCCGCGAACTCAACTGACTTCTTTGCCGACACCATCACGTTCACGGCAAGTGCTTTTCTGACGAACCTGCTGACGACGCTGGGTGCAGCTTCGCCGCTGGTCCACTCGCCCGCTGACAACACGCCCGCCGTGCTTCGCATCGAAGACATTGGCAACTACGACCTGTACGTGGACGTGTGGCGGGCTGGCGCATCACCGGCTACCGACGTGGAAACCTACGTTGAGGTGAACACCTAATGGAAATGCTGGAAATGGTGCAGCGAGTGATGAATCTCGTGGACAACTCCACGGTGTCAGCACTCGACCCGGCAGGTGCCAACGGTGTGTCGCGTCAGGCAATCGCCCATCGCAACATCGAGACGCACGCATTCGACCTATTCAGCACGTACATCGGGATGAACACGTACTGGAAGGTGAAGCTCACACCTAACGCCAGCAACTTCGTGTTCGTGCCACTAAGCGCGTCCAATGAACCGCTCGTCACGCAGATTCTCCCCTACGGCAAAGACGCCCATCGCAACCTTGTGCAACTTGGCAACCGTCTGTACGACAAGGACAAGAACACCTACGAGTTTGACGGCGAGGTGGAAGTCATCTACACCACGCGGTTCACAGTCGAATGCCTGCCCATCCATCTCAAGTGGTGGTGCATTGGCGAGGCTGCCATGATGATGCTTGACCAGCGGCGTGACGCACAGCGTTGGCCGCGTGTCGTGCAGAAGCATCGGCAGTGGCGGGCACGCGCCCAACAGGTTGAGTCTGACATCAAGAAGTCCAACATGCTTGGCAGCAGCACGGCCCTGCAAGTGCTGGGTGAGCGTCGCAATTACAACTACACCATTCGGGAGCTTGGCGAGTGACCTGCAAGCACAACATCCCCGCGCAATTGCTCGAAGGCGCGCGGAGCGTGTCTGCACAAGGGTGTTGCCCGCCTGAAGACACCACTCCGCCTGACGAGGAGATTGTCAATCCGGGCGAGGAGATCAATCCGGGTGGCGACTTGCCCGGTGACGAAGACCCACCCATTCCTCAGCCTGACCCGCAACCCGACCCGCCTGCGCGTATTTACCGCAAGCGCGCTGTCGCACGTCGAAATCTCGCACAACGTTTCCCCACGCCAAGCAATCGGTGGCGTTGGGTGTCGTCCAGCATCGACGGCACACCGCCCACTTCGTCCGGCCCCATTGCAGCGGGCGGCACGTTCGATCCTGGTCCTCCCATCACCATCGAAGAACGATAACAGGAGCATCACATGGCAAGCGATTGGTCAGCGGTTATAACGACCGCTGCTGTCAACACGTCCGCAGTCAACAGCGGTGTCAAGGCAATGGCGGTCATCACGGCTGGTAGCAACCGTGAACTCTGCCTGCGCAACGTGGACATCACGCACTCGGCAGCGTCAACCGCTGAGATCAAGTGGCGCATCGCACGTCTGACCGGCACTGCTGGCAGCGGTGGTACGTCCATCACGGTCACACCCCGCAAGATCAACCCCAACGCACCCGAGACTGCCGACTTCACTATCACCGCCGTCACGGGCGCGTGGGGCACGAACCCCGTCGCGGCTGACGTGCTGATTGAGAAGCAGTACCCCACCAACTACCCCGAGGGTCAGCTGAACCTGTCGGCTGGCCTGAATGAACCCGGCATCATCATCGCGCCCGGCGCGTCGGTTGTGCTTGAGGCTGTCAGTGCCTCGACCGTGGCTGTCACGCCGTCCATCACGTTCCAGATCGCGCAGTAAGGACACCCCATGTCATCAAACCACTCCCGCATTGACGGCGTGAACTTGCTGCTCGCGGAAATTCTGATTCCGCGTGTGTCGGCACTCGACAGCAGCGGCTCATGGCCCAGCAAGACGTATGGCTCGTCACCGGAAGGGCAGGCTGAGTATTACCTAGACCTGTTCACCCGTCAGGTGTGTAATGAGGGACTTGATACGCGCTGCGACCGCAACCAGTCGTTCAACACTGGCGGCGGCACGATTCACCTTGGCGGACGTGTGGTCAAGGTGGCTGGCAAGGCTGGCATCGAGAACCGTCAACTCAGCGTGCGTCCCATTGGCGGCAACATGCACCTGTACGACAACGAGGCTGGCAGCGATACCTTCGCCGCTGGCACGTATGTCGTGGACGTGTGGCGTGAGGCTCCGTTTGAAGAACTGAGCGGCAGTGAGCAAGCCCTTGTGTTGGCGTTTGCGGTTGACCGCTTCGTCCGCATCATGGCCCCTGACATTGCCCGCCAGCGTGACAACGACCGCATCCGCGCAGAGATGATGAACATGCCTGTCACGCCTCGCACGGCAGCCCGCGCGCGTCGTGAACCCATGATCCCGCAGCAACCCCAGCAATGAGCCAATTCCAACGCACGGGCCTGTCTGACGACAACAAGGCTGTACCGATTCCCAGCAGCATCCTGTATGCTGGCATCACGCAGCAGCCTGGCATGGCTCGCTTCCCCAACCAAGTGTCTGACGCTGCCAACGTGGACTTCTCTACGTTCGACGGCGCGACCAAGCGGGTGGGAAGCGAGCTTGACCGCGTGTTGTCCCTGACGGCTGGCGACCCTTACCGCCTGCACGCCATCGACCGCGACGACAACGAGCGGTACATCGCCCTCATTGGCAAGAACGGTGCGAACAACGCTATCCGCGTCTTCAAGCGTGGCAGCGGCACGGCTGGCACGGTGACGCTTGGCACGGGTGTGCAGACCTACCTCAACGCTGGCGGTGCTGGCGCAGAGGACATCAAGCTCGTCACTATCAACGACACCACGCTCGTTATCAACACCAAGGTGGCGACCGGCACGCTCAACTTCACCAACTACACACTGACGGCGACGTGGGATGACGCTGACGCGATGACCGCCCAGACCCCTGTGGTGAACACGTACCACCGCGCGAAGGCTGACGGCGTGGACTTCGTGAAGGGCTACTACCAGTACGTCAGCGATGATGGTCGCACGTACCCGACGTACTCGGCCCAGTTGTACGCCTACACCGATTGGTGGAAGCTCAACGGCGACTGGGACAGCAGCGGCAGTGACCCCAAGAGCTTCCGTATCGCGTTCCGTCGCTTGCCCCTGAGCCTCACGGGTGTGACCGCTGCCAACGTGAGCGGCGATACGTGGACGCTGACGAAGGTGGGTGGATTCACAGGTATCACGTTTGAGGCTGGCGAACACATCCGCATCACGGGCGGAACGGGTGTCACCTTTGGCGGCGGCGCGTCTACAGGCTTTGTGACGCTCGTGAGCCGTGACAGCAACGACCAAATCACCGTGGTCGATGCAACCACTGGCCCCACCTATCGCCCCGGCACTTCTTGCGCGCTTGCGGCCACGGGCGATGTGGTTATCAACGGTGCTGGCAAGGAATACGAAATCAGCGTGAGCTTTGCCGCGTTGATCGGCGGATACGACAGCATGAGCGACATTGCCGCCCGCATCCAGCAGGAGTTCCGTTCGCTGGGCGAGAACGCTGTCCTTGTCGCATGGGTGCCCAGTCTCTACACCAACGGTGCGTTCCAGATTACAGGCCCGTGGAAGGGCAACGATGCCATCATCTACCCGCCCTTGCCCCCGACAGCGGCGGGCGTGGCTGGCAGTTCTGGCGACTTGACAGTGAACACCCGTCCGTTCTCTGCCAGCAGCAGTGATTACACCATCACGGCTGGCGGCGGTGGTAGTGGTGCGGTTCGTGTGGACGTGGTTGACCGCTGGCGTCGCGTCCCTGGCCCCGCAGAGCCTCGCTACACGCTCGATCCTGCCAAGATGCCCGTGGCGATGGTGCGGACCAACACCAGCCCGCTGACGTTCACCATCGACCAGATCGACTGGGATGACCGTCTAGCTGGTGACGAAGAAACCAACGACGTGCCCCAGCCCTTCAAGGATGGGGAGTTCATTGGTGACGCTGCCCTCTACAAGAACCGCCTCGTGTTTGGCATGGGCCGATGGGTGGTGGCGAGCGAAACCAGCAACCTGTTCAACTTCTACCGCGTGGCAGAAGACCAGACTGTTGACAGCGACCGCATCAGCATCGAACTTTCAGGCGACCAACTGCCCACGGTCTATTCGCTCTTTGCGTACCGTGAGAAGTTGTTAGTGCTTACTAGCCCAGAGCAGGTGTACGAGGTTGGCGGCGAGGCTTTCACGCCCAGTGCAGCCACCGTCACCCGTGGCCCCCGTGGTTCTGCCGTCAAGTGTGACCCCGTGGCAATGGACGAGCGTGTGTACTACGCCAACAACCGCCTTGCCGGTGCTGCTGCCAACGTGCGGCAGACCGCACAGGTTCGCGAGTACGTGTACGACGACACATTCGCACAGTCCTACGCCGAAGACATCACCGCCCATGTCCCCAGTCTTGTCGAATCTGACATCATCCGCCTCATCGCCATCCCCAGCGAAGGCTGGCTTGGCGTGTTTGTGCGTGATGCTTACCTGTGCTACGCCTATCGCTCTGGCTATCAAGGCACCGAGCGCATTCAGAGTGCGTGGACGAAGTACATCTTTAACCTCAACTACCGCATCTGCGATGCAGTCTCACTTCGCAACGAAGTTTGGATGCTGGTGGAGCGCGTCACTCGCAACCCCACGACGTTCGCTATCACCGCCACCAGCGGCCAGTATTTCCTTGAAGTGCTTCGCATCGAACCCGACGCGGTTGCCCAAGAGTTTGGGTCTGCCGCCGCCGCGTTGCCCGTGCGACTTGACCGCCGTGTGTCCCTGCTTGGATCGTTCTCGGCAGGCACGACGACGTGGACGCTCGGAGATCAGTATGGAACAACCTTCACGGACGCGACCATCAATTCCGTCATCCTGTCAACGGGCGCAGCTTTGGCCGTGACCAGCGGTGGTGGTGGTGCGACTGTCAGTGCGGCTGGCAACTACTCGGCAAGTGCTTTGATGCTTGGCCGTTCGTACAACCTTGACATCACGCTGAGTGAGCCGTTCGTGCGCTACACGGGCGGGCTTGCGTCATTGACTTCGCGGCCTGTCATCGCCAGCATGGGCATCCGCACCCGTCGTAACGGCGACTTCACTGTGCGTCGCAAGTACGTGAACCGAGAGTTGACGCAATCGTTCGTTGACCCGAGCGGGTATCTCGCAACGGAGCGGACGTGGCGAGTCTACCAGATCGGTCCCGCTGGCGACTGCAAGGTGTTCCTGAGCAGCGGCAGTGCGTACCCCGTCAGCATCCAGGCTGTTGAGTTCACGACCATGCCGAGCAGTATTCGCGGGAGTGCCACGCAATGAGCCAGTTCTCGACACTGAGCATCATGGCCGGGCAGTCGGCGGCATCGGCCAGTATGGGCTTTGGGGCATCGGCTGCCGCATCTGGTAGCCTTGCCAGCACGCTTGGTCCTGTGGGTGCAGGTGTTGGCGCGGGGCTTGCCCTGCTTGGTGCAATCGGCACCAACCGTGCCCTACGCACGACCGCCAACAACGCCGCCAACGCCGCAGGCATCGACTACCAAAGTATCGTGGACGCTTCCACCGTGGAACGTCTGCAAGCCACCAAACGCTTCCGTGCGATTGCTGGCGGCACGCTGGCATCCGCAGCTGAACGCGGCTTGCCGTCCAGTGGCAGTATTGACGACCTGCTTATCACCAACGCCGTCAACGCATCGACGGACCAGCAAATCATCAACATCAACGAACGCACGCGCCTGCGTACCCGTCGCGCGCAGTTCGACCAGCAGATTGCACAACTCCGCAGCCAGCAGCGGTTCGGACCGCTCGATGCCATCATGGGCGGGCTGCAAGGCTTCCAAGCCGGTAGTGCCCTTGGCACCGGCATTGACCAACTCTCACAATGAGCCAACTTCCCTCAGACCCGCGTGCGATGACAGCGGTGCGGCAAAACCGCGCCGCGTCACCCACGCCGGGCGACTTCCAAAACGCCATCGCCATTTCGACCATGCCCACAGTTGGCGCGGTGGATTCGGTGTCACCCGTGACGCAGAGCCTCGCACAGATCATCTCGGGTGCGGCTGGCATCGTCAGCGACCTTGGACGCGATGCGGAGTTGCGTCGCTTCCGTGAGGGTCAGCGGGCAAGGGAAATCGCGGCTTTCAATGAGCAGCAGCGGCAGGATTACGAGAAGGCGCAGAAGGATGCTCGCGAACTTGCCGAGAAGGAGTTTCTTGGTGCTGGCGAGCAGACACTTGCGGTGCAAGTGCAGTTGTTTCAAGAGCAGGCGGGTGCCGCCCAGCCAACGCAGCAGATGGCTGCCCTGCTGTCGGACGTACCCGACGCGCAACTTGAACAAGAACTTGTTCCCATCGTCAACGGCTACATCCCAGAGGGCGTGCCCGAGAATGTACGCTCGCAGCTTGTTCGCAAGTTTGTTCCGCAGTTTGCAACGGCGATTGCGCCCAAGCGGACGGAAGTTCGCAAGAACGACCAACTGCGAAGTGCGGATGAGATTGGTTTCTACAACACCAACCCCGACGTTTCGGCACAAGAAGCATTGCAATCAATCTCGCTGCTTCGCTCGAAGGGTCCGTTTGCTACGGACGCAGAGTTGTTCACGCGCGCTTACATCAATCCTGCCAAAGCTGCTGCTGAGGTTGGCGACGTTGCCCGTGTAACCGAGTTCTACCAGCATGCACCAGCCGAGTACAAGAACGACCTGCTGCCACTGATTGCTACTGCACAGGCCAACCGCGAGAAGATCAACAACGACAACGAGAGTGCCATTGTCGAGAACTTCAACTCGCTTGTGCAGCAGGGTGCCCCCACGTCGTTTATCCGCGAATCGCTTGACGCAGTGCGTGACACTGGACTTGTGCGACCTACTCGCCTCAACGCCCTGTACACGGAAGTGGAACAGCAAGAGCGGTCTGCTCTGGCGAAGGCAGAACTGCAAGCCAAGCAGGTGATGACGCAATCGCTGCAAGGCGAGATGCTGACAGCCGCTCGCACCGCCTATGCATCGGCAGCCATGCCTTACGACACCGAGGCCCGTGTCCTTCGTAACGCCGTCCGCATCGGCGACAAGGATGTTGAGGTTGAGGTGCGAGCCACACCGCAGGAACTTGTGGAGCAGATCCAGAACGAGGAGATTGCCGGGTATATTCAGGCTGGTCGCACTACCACAGAAGCACTGCAACTGACTGCCGAGCGCGCGGTTGCCAACGGCTACCCCGTCTACCAGATCGCCCGCAACACCGAGTCTGTACTTGCCAAACGTGCCATCCTTGAGTTTCCCGACGACCCCAACTATCAAGCCGTCGCGCGGCAGTTTGCCGAAACACTGACGACGTACCAGTCACTCGGCACGTCGGCATCAACCGTGATGGGCTTGAGTGACGACCGCCTTGCGTTGCTGGAAACGGCCAGTCTGCTTATGCAAGCTGACGTTGGCCGCGACCCCGTGCGTGCTGTCACGGAAGCCAACCGCATCTTCACCCGCAACCCACGCCCGCTCACGTCTGACGAACTCAAGACGCTGGACGAGCAGGCTGGCAGCATTGCAACGCCGTGGTTCGGTCGCAACTTCGACAACAACATCCAGACGATGCGGCAGGACATTACTGCCCTCGCCCGCGTGTTTGTGCGTAGCACGGGCAATTCGGAAGAAGCCATCAAGCGTGCATCTGCAATCATTCAGCGAGATGCGGTTCGCTACCACGGCAACTACGTCCGTGTGCCCAATGCACAAAAAGAGATGTACGGGTATGAGATCGGCGAAGTGCTGGAAGAACAAGTCAACCAGATTCTCGCAAGCCACGCCCGTGTGAACGCCATTGACGGCGAAGAACCCAGTGCATCCGACATTGAGATTCAGTACAACGCACGCAACGGCACGTTCACCTTCCACGACATGCGGAACATCGGTGCCATCGTCAACACTGGCAATGGACCTTTGCCGCCCATGACACGCGACCAGATCAAGAAGTTTGCTTACGACCTGCGTGTTAACGGCTGGGAATCACAGCAACGCCGCAACGCTCGCGGTAACGATTTGACCAAGGGTTTTGACCCCGAAACCGCACGCAACAGCCTTGAAAGCATCTTCGGCCCCATCATTCAACCCATCCGCGACGCTCGCCAGAACTTCGGTGCATTCACGATTCCATGAGCCGCATATCCAACATCCAGCCGTTTGAATCGACAGCACAGCCTCAAGCAATCACGTCGATTCAGTCTGTCGGCGCGCAGGAAGATGGCGGCGTAGCGTCGCTACTGACCGCGTTCGACACCAACGTGTTGTCGTCTGCGCTGCTGGAAAGTGGCCCCACAGGTGCCCTTGCTGCCAAGGCTCGCAAGTTCGCGTATGGCATGTTCGACCCGACTGCCAATGGCGAGCCTTTGCAGTGGACTCGCGAGCGTCTGGAGCAATCTACACAGGGCATCGACCCTGACCTTTGGGATGCTCTGCCGAACGCCAACAGTGAGTTTGAACTCGCGTTGCTCACATCGGAACTGCGAGCAAAGACGGAACGCCGTCGTCGCCTGGAAGGTGCTGGTTGGGGCGGTGCTGCCGCAAACGTCGGCGCACAGATTCTCGACCCCGTGAGCATCGGGGCAATGCTTGCCACGGGCGGATTCGGCACTGCTGCCACGGCTGGTCGTGCTGGCTTCTTTGCTTCACGTATGGGCATGGCCGCACGCGCCGGACTCATCAACGCCGTGCCCACCGCCGCTGGTGAGGCTCTGCGTGCAAGCGAAGACTCACGCATCAGCGGTTACGAGATTGCTGGCAACATCGCGTCTGACTTTGTGTTTGGCGGCAGTGCTTCTGCTCTGGCCGATGCCAGCCGCCTGCGTCGCTTCGGCACTGTCGGTGCGGCCACGGGCATCACTGCCGGTACGTTCACTGCGATGGATAGCGACGCGGAAGACGGCGCAGTGTTTGCGTCGTTCGCGTTGTCGTCGCTCATTCCCGGCACGTTCGCTGCTTTGCCGCGCGCGACCACTATCGACACGGCTATGCAAGAGGTCGGACAGCGAATGGTGCAACGGGCTGACGTTGCCATTGCCACGGCTGCTGGCACGCCACTCACCGACAAGGGCCTCAAGGTCTACGGCGGCGTGACAGGCGAGAAGGCTGTAAAGGACTTTGATGAAACCGTCGTTGGACTCACCGGCGTGTACGAAACACCCGTCATCCAGCCGCGTGTTGTCACCGAGCGTCCGGTTGTAGTTGCACCGGCAGTGGATTCACAACCAGCGGCCACATCGACCTCGCAGCCTACCACCGTACCGGCTGCCGCCCCGACGACTACAGCAACATCGCAATCACCAACACAGCCAGCTACACGCCAAAAGGTTGTCATTGACACCGCGACGCTACCAAAGCTACCGGAAGAGCTGTCAAAGGCTGCGCCGCGCTACTCAGTTGGTGAGAACAAATTCACGATCAACTTTGCCAGCGACATCGACCGTGCGGGCTACATCCTTGCTCAAAAGAACCCGAGCAAGCGTGATGCAGACTACGCCAAGTGGCTTATGGAAGTCACAGGTGCGGACGAGCAAACTGTTCGTGAGCATGGAATCAAGGTTCGCGACAGGATCAAAGCGTTTGCCAAGAAGCGAAAGGGCGGCACAAGCGACAAGCCGGTTGAGATTCGATTTGACCCGTTTGTTGAACTCCGATACGGCGACAAAGAGGCAACCATGCCGCTTCCGCCAAAGGCTTTCCTCGACGCAGCAACGACCCAGGCAATGCGTCCGGGTAGCACGTCCCCCGGCACTGCCCAGCAGCCAGGCGGCAACCCGCTGTTCGCCAACAAGGACGTGAACGCAGGCATCTACCTGCACAACATCACCGACTCTCGCATCTCGAACATCCCCCTGCCCGCATTCATGCGTGCTGGTCCGCTCAAGAACGTGGACCTTGGTGCGATGCGATTCAGCAACGCCGCTATGGTTGGTCGTGAGGACGTTGCGGAAGTGCGTCTGCTGGGCAACATGCTCAACACCGACGTGGTGCCGAAGGCTGACGGGTACGCCCAGTACGGTGCGGTGTCACAAGTTGAAGACGCGGTTCGCGCGTACACGACCCCGCACGAAGTCACGCTGACGACCAAGTACGACGCATACGTAAAGCAGGCAAACGCCGATGGCGAGAAGCCTGTGTCCTTCGTGCAGTTCGGTGAGGCCGTCGTCAAGGAGATTCGCCGCTTTAGCCGTGGCGCAATCGACAACTCGCCGAAGACGAAGATTCTGCGTGAGGCTGCCGAGTCCGTCAATAAGTCCTACCGCGACCTGCTTGACTACGCCGTGGCCCACAACGTACCGCGCGCGAAGGAAGTGGCAGAGGCTACCAAGGCCAAGCCCTACCGCGTGCCCCGCTCGTACAACCGCCCCATCATCGACCAAGACATTGTGGACTTCAAAGCTCGCTACGGCAGCGAGTGGCGCAACCGTCTTGAGGAAGCGTGGACGGAAGCCGTCTATCGCGACCTTGACTTGACGGATGCACAGAAGGCCAATCCCCAGCGTGGTCGCAAACTCGCCAACCTCATCGCCAAGCGAATCATCGAGAATGGTGGCACGCAGAACGACCTCAACAACGCCATTGGCGGTGTAGGCATGTCGCGTGACGAGTTCCGCCGCCTCGTGCGTGAAGTCTTCCCGGACGCTACACCCGAAGAAGTCAAGAGCCTTGCGGCCCGCGTGCTTGCTGACGACGAGCAAGCGGCAACCACGTCGCTTCGCACCCGCGCCCCGCTGGACGAAACCTACGTCCACACGTTTGCTGACGGCACGACCTACAGCATCGAGGACCGGCTTGACAACGACCCTCGCCGCCTGTTCGCCAGCGAAGCCAGCAACCTGATTGGTGCGGCTGCTATGGCGGAAGTCTCGCGCGTGTGGTCTGCCCGCACTGGTCGCGAAGGCTTTGGCAACCTGCAAGAGATGGTTGCCCGCATCAACGAGGTCTACGCCGAAAACGGCGTGCGTGACTCAGCCAACGTGCAACGCATCGAGTGGGCTGCGAAGAAGATGATGGGCATTCCCACGATGGAAGCCAAGAGCCTGTCATCACGCCGGGCAATGGCACTGGCACAAGCAAACATCAACGCGCAGTACATGCGTCTGCTGTCCACGCCGACGATGGGTGCGGTGAACGCCACTGACATCATCCGTGCCACGGCTGAGTTTGGGCATACCAGCATCCTCGCGCAGATTCCCGAGCTTGTGAACATGCTCAACCGCGCCAAGAAGGGCGACGTTGAGGGCCTGCACCTGCTCGCGTATCTCACGCAGGATTTGGGCATCGGCACATCGGCGTTCAACAGTGGCCCTATCCGGCAGGTTGCTGACAGCAACGCCAAGATTGACCAACTGCTTGCCAAGCTGCAAGACGTGTCGGCACGTGGCGCACAGTTCGGTGCGACGTTCTCAGCCCAGCGGTGGACGCAGGACGTTGGTGAGCTTGTCGCGGGCGCGGGATACATCGACGCGACAGTGAAGATGGCCGTCAACGACAAGGTGCCCACGGCTGCACAACTCCGCGAACTTGGCATGGACCAAGCCGAATGGAAGCGTGTGTCCAATCAGATTAAGAAGCACGCGCTTCGCGTGGATGAAACAGGCGAGGCTTGGTATCCCAACACGCAGGAATGGACGGACCTTGAAGCCCGCGTCGTCTACGACCAAGCAATCAAGCGGAACGTCCGTCGTGCGATGAACATCACCGACCCGACTTCGCTGCCGATGTGGGCCGACACGATGTGGGGCCGATTGCTGCTCCAGTTCCGCAAGTTCGGTCTGCGTGCAGCTGAGACGCAACTTGCCTTCCACGCGGACACAATGGCCCGCGGTGACGCTGGGCTGGCTTTCAGCCGCATGGCTATTAGCAGTGCCCTTGGCGTGATGCAGGCAATCATCATGGGCGGCTTCGCTGTCTCGACAGCTGCACTCTTTGGTGGCGACCCAAACAAGGTCGCAGAGGAACGATTCAGCACTCGCAACCTCGCTCTGGCAGGCTTTGGCCGCGCTACGTGGTCCAGTTTGCTCCCGATGGGCGTGGACTTCGCCGCTGCTTCTGCCGGTTACAAAGCCCCGTTCTCTGTCAACCGCGTCAGTGGGCTGGGTGCCGACAACGGTGCTATCGCCATTCTGACCGGCAACCCCACACTGGACTGGGCCAAGAACGCCATCGGCACGGTCGAGGCGTTCCGCACGCCCTTTGACAGTGAACTCGACTTTACCTCTCAGCACGTCCGCACGGGCATCAACGCTGCCTTTGTCCCCAACGTCTTTGGCGTGCGTGATGCCATGAACTACATCGCCAAGGACGTTCTGCCGGAGCGTGAACGATGAATGACCAAGCACCCCGCAACTACAACGGCACGCAACTACTCAACGGCTTTCACCGCGCACTCATGGACATTCTTGAGAATGGTCGCGTCGTGCCTGACGGTCAAGGCGGCACGGTCAAGGTGACGGCTGACGCGAAGTATTTCGAGGTCATGGCCTCGCACCTCAAGAACAACGAAATCACGCTGGACGCGGGGAACACCATCCTTGCGCAACTTGCCAACGTGCAGAAGAAGGCTGGCGAACTGCCAGCAAGCAAGCCCGTCGAAGACGACGACATGGCTGGTCCGCTTATCGCCAAGATCAAAGATGCAATGGGACGTTGAGCAACTGTTCCACTCGCCGTCGTACTTTCGACGCGCGGTGTGGGAGGAAATGGGTTGGCCGCTGAACGCGCTGACATGGGTTGAGGATTCGTTCTTCGACTGGATGACAGCCATCGACGGTTACGACCCGGCCAAAGATGTCATCCTTCGTTGCGGCCTGATGTTCCGTGGTGGCGGCAAGTCAACCGGCATCACCATCGTCAACTCGCTGCATGAGGTCTTCCGCGACAACAACCGCAAGGCCCTCATCATCAGCCAGAGTGAGAAGGACGCAAAGAAGTCGGGACACGCCATTCGGTCGGCCCTTGACCGCTGCTCGTTCCTTCGTCACCTGCGCCCGCGCAAGGGCCAGCGTGACAACATGCTTTCGTTTGACGTGCATGGCTGCGACATCAACCGCCAGCCGTCGTTCGTCATTCTGGGCATCGGTGGTCAGCTTGAAGGTAACCGCGCCCACACCATCTACCCCGACGACATTGAAACCAAGGGGACGTGCGAGACTATCGAAGCGCGTGAGCGTCTGCGCAACCTGACGACCGAGTTCACCAACATCCTGTACGGCAACGAGGATGAAAACAAAGCGCGCCCGCGCGTGGACCCGCTCAAGATTCTGGCGAGTCAGACCCCAAAGCACGAGCAATCTCTTGTGCTTGAGTACCGCAAGCGTGGGTTTCAAATCATCGGCGTGCCCATCGCCTACCCCAACGACGATGAGCCAACGCTCAACCTCGCCCCGTTCCTGCGTGACAAGGTGGACCGTGGCGAAGCCAAGCCTGGCGAACCCGTGTGCCCTGAGCGATTCGGCCCGCAGCAGATCGCCGTAAAGCGTGCAGCCGGTCGGCGTAACTGGCTGCTCGAAATGATGATGGCCGTCCAGATTCAGGACATGGTGAAGTACCCGCTTCGCCTTGAAGACCTCATTATCTACGACGTGCCCCGCCCGCCTGCTGGGAAGTTGCTGCCTCTCACCCTGTCCTACGGCAAGAACAACCACAACGGAAGCACCAAGCTCGACATCGAGTGCATGGGCTTTGAAGGTGACGGGCTGTACGGGCCAGTCTACATCGACACGCAATGGGGGCCTGCGACGCGCCGCGTGGCTGCCCTTGACCCCGCAGGCCGTGGTACGGACAAGTCGGGTTTCTCCATCGGCTGCTCGGCTGGCGGCATGATCTTCGTCCAGAAATGCACGGGCCTTCCGGGTGGGTTTGACGAGGCTGCACTCGAACCTGTCGTGCTTGCGTGCCGTGAATACCACGTCCGCGAGTTGGTGTTTGAGACGAACATCGACATTGCAGGCACCTGCCAACAGACGCTCGAACGCATCATGCGTCGCTTGCGTCTGGAACCCGGCCAGCACGCTGATTACCCCGATGGCTGGTCCTGCACGGTCACGCCCGTCCGCAACGTCACACGCAAGGAAGAACGCATCCTGAGCGTGCTTGAGCCGCTGTTTGGCGCGCACCGCGTGGTGTTTGACCGCGAGGCTATCAAGGTGACTGACCTTGACGACCCGCACAACAACATCCAGTTCCAGATTGTCAACCTCACCCGCGACCGCAACTGCCTTGGCGAAGACGGTGCCATTGACTCGCTCGCCATGATGTGCGAAGCGTTGTCGTCCGTGAACCGGCTTGAGACTGCACAGATGAAGCGCAAGACGCAGGACCGCGAGATGGAGCAACTGCGTCAGGATCGCGTGAAATATCAGGCTGAGTTGTGGGGAAAGAAGCAGAAACCGTTGACAACGGCACTGCGTAACTTCTAAACTTAGCAAACACTAACAAGGGAAGTGCATGGCCGCACGAACCGTCCGCGTCTTGGCCTATGGCTGCGAACACGCGCCTTTCACACCCGAGCGGCACATTCGCTGGCTGCTCGAACGCATCGCCGAGTGGAAACCCGACATTGTGGTTCACCTTGGCGACCGCTTCGAGGCTGTCGGCGGCACAGTCCATGACAGCAACGAGTTCGACCACGACCAGAGAGATGAGTACGAAGCTGCGGCTGCGACTAGTGAACGAGTACGCAAGGCGTGCCCAGACACCACGCAGTTCGTGTGGGTGCTTGGCAACCACGACGACAACCTTCAGCGACCAGACGCACGCCGCGTCCCCAAGCGATTGCGCAGCCTTGTGCATTGGAACAAGTCAGAGTGGGGGCACGAGTTCCTGCGCTGGCATCAAGTGCCCTATATCAAGTCGGCCCGTGGCACGTACAGCGTGGGGCAGGTTGTCTTCTCGCACGGCTACGACGCAGGGGTGAACAGCGGCGAGACCGAGGCCCTGCAAACAAACAACATGACAGGCGAGTTTGCACACCGCTTGTTTGTCCGCGCCCACACCCACCGTCCCGAGGCGGTCACGCGCTGTTTGCGTACACGCAAGATACCGCTCCCGTGGTGGTACGCGAACGTGGGCACCATCGGCCCGCTCAAGCCCGAGTGGGCTGCACGCATTGACACGAGCCAGTGGGCACCCGCCGTGCTGCTGGCAGAGACAAAGCACGAGCGACTGTCAAGGAATCACGGCAAGAACTGGTCAGCAGAAGTGAGGATGATGCCCGTATGACGACCCCCGTTCCCTACTTCCAAACCGACGACGTAACGCTCTACTGCGGTGACTGCCTCGAAATCCTGCCGCACATTGGCAAGGTGGACGCGGTGGTGACGGACCCGCCGTATGGCATCAATTACGAGGCATCAAGGTATCAAAACGCGCGGTTTAGTGGTGTCATTGCCGGGGATTCCAAAGAGTTCGATCCAACGCCGTTGCTGTCACTGTCGAAGGAAACGGTCATATGGGGCGGCAACAACTTTGCTCACCGCCTCCCCGCTGGCGGGTGGTTGTGCTGGGACAAGCGAACAAACGAGCGAGCAGATCGGATTCTGGGAAGCCCGTTTGAGTTGGCATGGACCAGCAAACGCACGAGGTACAAGATCAAGCGTCTAATGCATGGCGGCGCAGTCAACGCCGATGGTCGAGGCATCAAGCGTGTTCACCCGACGCAAAAGCCAATTGCGCTGATGGAGTGGTGCATATCGCTGGTAAAAGGCGAAACCATCCTCGACCCATTCATGGGCAGCGGAACCACGGGCGTCGCCTGCGTGAAGACTGGCCGCAAGTTCATCGGCATCGAACTGGACCCCGCGTACTGCGAGATTGCGAAGCAGCGGATTGAGAAGGCGTTGGCGGACAGGAAGCAGGCAGTGGCGTAGCAAGGGGGTGACGCATGGCGTGGCCGTCCATCGAACCCATGTTCCCTGACGACCTCTGCTCACCCGACTTTGACGACCTCGTGGCAGACAACCCCTACATCAGCCCGAATTGAGGTGCGCGTGACGTTGTACATGCACTCGACCACCAAGAACGCCATCAAGAACGCCATCTACGCCTGCGAGGGCAAGTACAGCCTGTACTACGCCTTTCACGCGCTGGACAACGAAGATGACATGTGGCTCATCCGCATCCGCGTCAGCGATGCCACCCACACCCTGACCACGCCAGACCTCGTGATTCAGCAGTCAAGCATGACGCGCGACGGCGTGCTGGCACTCATGGAAGTCATCACGCAGGACTTCTGGCGGGCGAAGGACAAGCATTAGCCGTCCAGCATCTTCCGCACGAGTGCAACCCGCTCTGCCACCTTCTCTGCACTCAACACCACCACACGCCCCTTCGCATACCGCGCCTTCACAATCTTCCGCAGCGCACTCTCACACCCCTCACGCCCGCCCCTCCCGCGTGCGTACAGACGTTTCTGGTCATACACCCGCCAGAACCCCGTCTTGTACACCACGCCCGTCAGACGCCCCCAGAAGCCAACAGCGTCGATGTACGGGTCAGTCGCGGGGTGCCAGGTGAAGTCAGTTGCCATCGTCGCGATTGATGTTCTCCAACACGCAGTAGTCGTCACCACGCGCACACATGCTGTACACCAGAACTGCCATGCAGTACGGAACCTTCACCACCTCGTCCGGCTGCCCCGCCCGCCTGATGGTCAGTGTCATCTGCACCGACTCGTCTGGCGGCTCGCCTTGCAAGAACATCGCTGCGTTGCTCATGTTCACTCCGTATACCCCCTGAGATTTGTTCCGGAGATTCGAGGGGGTCGATTGACGAGTCTTGGCTCGCCACTTTCCCCCCGTACCCCCCCCTCGCGCTGTCGTCCGGTGTGCGTCGTTGGCCTGTGCAGCCAGCGTCGTCACTCGCAAGTGTCGTGTTCTCAGGTG